CCGCAGTACAAGAAGAAATGCATAAACAACAAAGACCTGGCGGAATACTTAGTCCGTATGGCGGAGGATAAAGATGGCAATAGGATTTACAGATTTAACAAGTACAGTTAGACGTCCTGATAAGATGATGACTGCAAGCTCTTCTCCTAATCGTTTTACAGTATCGTTTGGCGACGGGTATCAACAGAGAATTGCAAAAGGAATAAATAATTTACAACAAACATATTCAGTATCTTTTGCAAATCGTACAAAAGAAGAAATAGACGATATTACTGCATTCTTTACAAGCAAAGGTGGAGTAACAAACTTTACATTTACCATTCCAGATTCAAACAATAGTGGAGAAACTGCTATTAAAGTAATTTGTGAACAATGGAGCCAAGCCTACACTACTGGTGACTTCTATGGCTGTTCGGCAACATTTACAAGAGTTTATGAACCATGACAGACGTAATCAAGGATGTACAAAAACAAGATCCAGGGTCAGCATTTATTGAACTCTTTGAAATTGATTTGCCTGGTACAAATGCATTTTTTCATTCAGGACTAGAAGCCAATTTAAGCACACTACAATTTAGAGATAGAACTAGCCCAGGTACGATTAGAGAATACACAGCTTTACCAATAGAAATTGATGGAATAGACTTACAATCTGCAGGAGCCTCTCCGAGACCTACTTTAAGAGTAGCAAACGTTCTATCTACATTTGGAGATGCAATCGGAATAACCAATGAAGACTTACTTGGAAAAAAGATATATAGAAGAACAACTTTATATAAGTACTGTTATGGTCAATCAGGTGATGCAAATCCTCCAATAGAGTTTCCACAACAAATGTGGTTCATTGATAGAATTGCTGAAAAAACACCTACACTTATAGAATTTGAACTAGCCTCCCCTTTTGACTTAGCAGGAGTACAACTACCTAGAAGACAAGTAGTGGCAAATGCCTGTGCATGGAAGTACCAAGGAGCAAGCTCAGAAATATCTATAGCAAACCAGCATGGGGGGTGTGATTGGGACACTTACGGGAGAATTGCAGATACGAGTGGAACTGCTCGTACTGTATATTTTAACAAAAAAGATGAAGAGATAGTAAGTTCAGGACTTACATTTAATACTTATTCTGGAGGTTCGATTACGAAAGGGTTCTACTATAAAGTAGCAAAAACAGGACTTACACAAATTAACACAGATGGAAGCTATACTTCAGGGCAAAGTGCTTTTGATTATTGGCAAGCTACTGTAAGTACTAGCAGCCCAGGAACGGCTTCAGATACAAACGCAAACTTTAGAAGAATTAGAGTATACCAAACATACTCTGCAAGTACAACATATAAAGCTTATACCGATCCAAATTATAATGAATTCGTTATCCATGATAGAGGGTCTGCAGATACTTATGTTAGACTTTGGCAACTAAAAACAGTATGTCAAGTTGGGGGTGCGCATAAAGCAACTCCTGACTTTAATGACTATTGGCAACTCGGAGACCAATGCTCAAAGACACTAAATGGTTGTGCGAGTAGATTTAAAACTACTTTTGTAACGAAAGACGGAAGTGTTCGTAAGCATATAGATAATCGAGATCAAACATTACCATTTGGAGGGTTTCCAGGAACTAAAACGCGTTCATGATAATAGAACCACATTTTGAAGAAATACTAGAACATTTTAATGCTGAATACCCAAAAGAGGGTTGTGGTGTGATAGGAATAAGAAAGGGGAAATCTATATGGTTTCCTTGCAAAAATGTAGCAGAGGATTTAGATGATTTTATAATCGACTCGCAAGACTACATTCGAGCAAGCCATAAAGCTGACATAATAGCAGTCGTTCATAGTCATCCTGATGCGAGTGCAAAACCGAGTGAGTTAGATATTAAACAATGTAATGGTTTGAATCTTGATTACTATATAATTAGTATACCCGATATTAAACTTGAACATTTAAAGCCAGAACGAGTAGACCGTCCTTTGATTGGAAGAGATTATGAATTTGGTGTTTATGATTGTTTTTCATTGGTACAATCATACTATCAAAAATTCGAAATCGAAATGCCAAGACTTGCGTTTGAAGAGGACTGGTGGGATAAGGGACTTGACTACTTTGGAGATTTATGGGAGCAGTATGAAGGATGGAATGAAGTAGATGATGGAAGTTTACAAAAACATGATTTAATGTATTTTAATATTATGTCAAGTGTACCTAATCATTGTGGTGTATATTTAGGAGACGACTTGATTCTCCACCATATGCCGGGAAGAATATCAAGTAGAGAATTATTATATCCCTTTTGGGGAAAGCATAAAACAAAAATTTTAAGGAACGAAAAGTGCAAACAGTATATTTAAAAGGAGAACTCGGAGAACGCTTTGGAGAAAAGTGGAGCATGAATGTATCCAGAGTAGCAGACATATTTAAACTTGTTAAGTGTCAAAGACCAGGCTTTGATGCTTACATGCAACATTGCATGGACAATGATATTGACTTTGCAGTACAGAGAGGAGAGGATTATATTGATGAGTCAGAACTCATGCTCTCTTTAGGACAGGACGATATTACAATCACTCCAATACCCGTAGGGTCTAAAAGTAAAGTAGCAAAACTTATAACTGCAGCAATCATGATTTATACTGGGTATGCTTTTGTATCAGGCGGGGGTGGTAATGTAGCTTTTGCTGCTGCCTCTAGTTCAGCAGAAGTATTGGCGTATAAAGTAGCAGGGTGGACTATGATTACACTCGGAACGTCTCTCGGGCTTCAAACCCTCGGACAAATGATGATGCCAGATGGAAGTACCGATCAAGAAGACGATTCACATTTATTTAGTGGACCGCAAAACACAACAACACAAGGAGTTGCTGTACCAGTACTATATGGAGAAATGATAGTAGGTGGAGCAAATATTAACTCAAGCTATACGTCCCACAAAGCAACTAATTATGCCCCCGGTATAGGAGTAATGTCTCCTATAGGGGCTAATGAAGGTAGTGGTCATGTAGATCATCAGGTAGAAAACTAATGGCATCAAATGTATCAGAAGCTTTTTTAGCAATTTATAACCAAATGGGAGCTGGCAATGGTCGTTCTATGAGCGGAGAGACTCATCAGACAGCCGTGGTATATGACGCTTTATCAGAAGGAGAAATAGAGGGACTAGTTGATGGTGCTGCGAGTATATATTTAAATGGTACTCGTCTCGTAGATTTAGACACTTACAAAAGTTGCAACGAAATCAAAACAACAGCCTCAGTAAGCGCAGGAAGTACAACGGTTACCGTAGCAACAGGAGCACTAGACTTTGCAGATGTCGAAGGTGGAACAAGAAAAATTATAATTGCAGGCGCAGGAAAACAGGGCTCAAGTTTATTTAGCGCTACAGCAGGTACTCTGACACTAACAGCTTCAAGTAGTTGGTTTACGTCAGGAATGGCATCAGGTAGTATGATGTCAGAGGGAGCAGCTCGTATAGAAGTTGCAGGTGCAGGAGAAGATGGCAGACCCTATATAGGTTACATTACAAAATTTACAAGCACTACTTCCGTACAAGTTTATCCTGAAATAGGAACTACAGTAAGTGGTACTAATGGAACAATAGACTTAGTAAGTGCTATTGCTTCTTACAACGTTGGTAATAATCAAGTTACCACTACGACAGCTGCAACAACTACGGTATCTGGAGTAGCAGCTACACTTACCCCACCTGTAGCTGATGCGACAAGCTATCTCAATTCAAGTCCAAAAACTAATTTTCAAGGAATAAACTATTCTTTTAGATCAGGAACTAAACATCAAACTCCTATGCAAATACTTGCAGGTGGAAATCCTACTGCAAGTTTTGTCCATGCTCCTAATGTACGACTAGATCAAAATACTACTTTTGATAGCACAAATGGCGTAAGCGACACAGTAATTACTTCTACACAAATAGGAGTACCCAACCCTGCAGAAACGGACCACATAAAGTATGTTATTGAGTGCCCTCAACTTTTTGCAATTAGTACAAAATCAGGAACTGAATATAATTCATGGGT